TGAATTTATAAAAAATCAAGCGCAAACCATTGATGGTACGCAAACAATTGAAAGTGCAGTTTTAGCTGGACCTATCACTATTCCTGCAACTATAACAGTAACAGGGACTTTAGTAATAGTATAATGTCAAAGATAGAAGTAGATGCAATTGATAAACAAAGTGGTTCAACCTTAACTTTAGGTGGATCAGGCACGGCAGTTACACTTGCGTGCGGCGCTACTCAAACAGGTTTCGGTAGAACAGGAACTGTTAATTGGATTACAACAAAAAAAACAACAGATTTTACAGCAGCGAATGGTGAAGGATATTTTGTAGATACTGGAAGCGGAGTGGTTACAGTAACACTTCCAGCATCACCTAGTGCTGGAAACATTGTTGCTATAAAAGATTATGATGGTAATTTTGCAACAAATGAATGCACTATTGCTAGAAATGGTTCTAACATAAGAGGAGCAACAGATAATATTGATTTAAAAAAAACTAATGCGGGTGTAGTTTGTATTTATGTAGATGCAACAGAGGGCTGGCAATTATTTTTTGATGGATCTGATGCAGACGCACAAGCAACTTTTATAACAGCAACAGGTGGAAGTGTAACTTGTTCAGGAAATGATAGAATTCATACATTTACAGGTCCAGGAACTTTTACAGTAAGTTCGCTATCTGATGTTTCTGATAACAATGTTGTTAGTTATATAGTAGTGGCAGGTGGTGGAGGAGCTGGCACAGGCGGCGGTGGCGCAGGTGGTTATAGAGAACTTAAATCACCCACAACACCATTTACAGCAAGTCCTTTAGATGGTTATTCAACCGCTGCAAACAGAATTACAGTTACAGCATCAGCTTTTCCAATCGCAGTTGGAGGTGGTGGGGCTGGAGGGGCAAGTTGTAGTCCAAAAGGCACAAGTGGAGCTGTTTCAACTTTTTCAACAATTACATCTGCTGGCGGTGGTGGTGGAGCAACATATCAACCAGGAAATGCTGCTCAAACAGGTGGTTCTGGTGGTGGAGGAGCTTATTCAGGTTGTAATACTGCAGGAGCTGCAGGTAATACACCTCCTACAACTCCATCTCAAGGAAACAATGGAGCAACTGGAGCTCCACCTGGTCCTTATAATAGAGGTGGTGGCGGTGGAGGTGCTACAGCTGTTGGTAATGCAGGTGGACCAAGTGGTGTTGGTGGTGCAGGAGCGACTTCAAGTATTAATGGAACACCAACTGCAAGAGCAGGCGGTGGAGGTGGTGGAGGATTTTCATCCGGTAATCCTGGAGCAGCTGGCGGATCTGGTGGTGGAGGTGCAGGTGGAGATGGAACATCTGGCGCACCAGGAAATTTAGGAACAGCAGGGACTGCAAACACTGGTGGTGGTGGGGGTGGATCTGGATATTATCCAGGAGCACCAAATCCAGGTGGACCAACTTTAGCAGCAGGAGCAGGTGGTTCAGGTATAGTAATAATAAGGTATAAAAGACAATAATTATGACAAGTAAAATTAAAGTAGATAATATAAATAAAGTTTCAGATGATTCCAACATCATCAATAAATGTGGTTCAGCTGTTACAGTTGGAGCATCAGGTAATACGGTTGCCGTTGCAGGTAATGATATAAGATCAGATAGTTATAAAGCATCTGATGGAGGAGTCATTATTAGTCAATCAGGAACTACAGTTACAATTGGTGCAAGTGGTGATACAATTAATTTAGCTTCAGGTGCATCACAATCAGGTTTTGGTAGAGAAGGATCAGTAGACTGGCAAACAGGTTCAATTAAAACAACGACATTTACAGCAGCTAACGGCGAAGGATATTTTTGTGATACATCTAGTGCAGGTTTTACAGTAAATCTCCCTGCAGGTGTTGCAGGTTATATTATAGCTTTTGCTGATTATACTCGAACTTTTAGTTCAGGTAATTTAACTGTTGCTCCAAATGGTTCAGAAAAAATAGGAGGCGTAGCTCAAAGTGCAATTTTATCAACAGACGGAGAAGCAGCTACATTTGTTTATGTAGATTCAACAGAAGGTTGGATTAATGTACAAAATGCAGACAACACTATAACAGGTGTAACTCCTTTTCTTGTTAAATATCAAGTAGTAGCTGGTGGTGGTGGAGGAGGTGGTGCTAGTTCTAATCCAGGTTCTGGAGGTGGTGGAGCTGGTGGTTTTAGAATTAGATATGACAGTCCTCTAAATGCACCTGCAGATTTAACAATATACGCAGGAACAACTTATCCAATTACAGTAGGTGCTGGTGGAGCTAACGGAACATCTGGTAGTAGAACTGGAACTAATGGTTCAAATTCAGTTTTTTCAACTATAATATCTGCCGGTGGTGGTGGCGGAGCAGGCGGTGGTGATCCTGCAAAACCTGCAGCTTTAGATGGTGGTTCAGGTGGAGGCGGATCATATTGTGGTACATCACCCGCTCCTCCCGGTGGTGCAGAAGGAGGATCAGGTAATACACCTCCTGTTAGTCCACCTCAAGGGCAAGATGGTGCCGATGGTCAAAAAGGTTATGGTAGAGGAGCCGGAGGTGGTGGAGCCGGTGGCGCAGGAAATGCGGGTTCTAATAACTGTGGTGGACCAGGTGGTGCAGGAGTTGCTTCTTGTATATCAGGTAGTCCAGTAACAAAAGCTACAGGCGGAACAGGTGGAAGTTATGCTTCTCCTTGTGGAGCTAATGCACCTGCAAATTCAGGAAATGGTGGAAATGGTCACGGAGGTCCAGGAGGCGGTGGAACTGGAGGTTCAGGAATAGTTTATGTTAGATATCCTACATCAGGAGCTCCTCCAACAGTAGGACAATCAGGAGGAAGTGCAGCAACAGTTGGAAGTTGCACAGTTGTAACGTATACTAGTCCAGGAAGTTTTACAGCATAGGTAAAAATTATGAGTGAAATAAAAGTAAATAAAGTTAGTCCACGATCCGGAACAACAGTAACCCTAGGTGATAGTGGTGATACGTTTACAATTCCTAGTGGTGCAACAATCAATAACCAAGGTACGGCAACAAACTTTGGTGCAACAGGTTCAGCGTCTTGGACAACAACAGTTAAGACAAATTCAGATTCAGGTTTTACAGCAGTAGCTGGTGAAGGATATTTTTTAAATACAACTGCTGGTACAATATCAGTTAATCTACCAGCAGGAACAGCTGGAGCAGTGGTTGCATTTAAAGACTATGCAGGAACTTTTGATACACATAATGTAACATTAGTTCAAAATGGTTCAGATAAAATTGGCGGTGCATCAGTTAATGCTATATTAGCAACAGAAGGTATAGCGGTCACATTAGTTTTTATAGATTCAGTACAAGGTTGGTTAGTAACAGATTCAGGTTTACAAGATGAGGCACCTGCTCCATCTTTTTTAGCAGCCACAGGTGGAACAGTTACAACAGTATGTACAAATTTCAAAGTTCATACATTTACAGGACCAGGCACATTTTGTGTTTCTGCTGCTGGTAATGCAGCGGGATCAAATAGTGTGGATTATTTAGTAATAGCAGGTGGTGGTTCAGGCGGTTCTGGATACAGTTTTCATACTGGTACTACAGGAGGTGCTGGAGCTGGTGGTTATAGAGAATCATCAGGAACTACTACTAGCTATACGGCATCACCATTAGGTGCGTGTGTTTCAGCTTTGCCTGTTACTGCACAAGGTTATCCAATTACAGTTGGGGCAGGTGCAAGTGCTGTAGGTGGAGCGTCTCCGTTTGCAACAGGTAATGGAGCAAAAGGATCAGATTCAATATTTTCAAGCATAACCTCTGCAGGTGGCGGTGGAGGAAGAGGTGGGACTAATTGTGGTGTTAATCCTGGTTCTTGTCTTTCAACATCTCCTGGGGATGCTATTTTTAATCAAACATCAGGCGGATCTGGTGGAGGTGGTAATTATTTTGTTCAAACTCCAGGAAACCCTAGTGGAAATAATGCAGGAGGCGATGGAAACACTCCCCCTGTAAATCCATCACAAGGTAATAAGGGAGGAAGTGGATTAAGTGGAAGTTCCGCTCCACAATATGCTGCTGGTGGTGGCGGTGGTGCAGGAGCTGTAGGTGGGAATGCATCAACTGGACAATCTGGTGCTGGAGGAGCAGGAGCTACATCAAGTATTAATGCAACACCCACAGTAAGAGCTGGTGGAGGTGGGGGTGCTGGATCTCCAGTTCCCATAACTTACGCACCAGGAGGAACTGGTGGAGGAGGAGCTGGTGGATACCCTAGTGCTTGTGCAGCTAATGGAACAGTTAACACTGGTAGTGGAGGTGGAGCCGGAAGACCAGCCATAACTGGTTGTACTACAAATGGTAATGCATCTGGTTCAGGTGGTTCAGGAATTGTTATTATTAGGTATAAATTTCAATAGTTGAATGGTAATTAAAATTAATATATAAGGAGAAACATTATGGCACATTTTGCAAAACTAGGATCAAACGGAAAAGTTATTCAAGTGTTAACACTTGATAATAAAGATATGTTAAATGCTGACGGTGTAGAGGATGAATCAGTAGGTCAACAATATTTAGAAACACACAACAATTGGCCTGCACAAATGTGGATTCAAACATCTTACAATACGTCAGGTAACACACATAACTCTGGTGATAATTCAAAAGCACTTAGAGGAAATTACGCAGGTATAGGTTATACTTGGGATGAAGATTATAATATCTTTTGGCCTAAAAAACCTTTTCCATCTTGGGTAAAAGATACAACAACTGCAGCTTGGAAATCACCAATTGGTGATGCTCCCGCATTAACTGCAGAACAAACTTCACAAAATGAAGCTGATACTCACGGATGGCACTACGTTTGGAATGAAGCTAATCAATCTTGGGACTTGACAGATAGCAAAGCATAAATTAAAAATGGTGGTGGTATGCAGAAGAAAGTATTAACAGAGCAAGCTCTATATTATGGTGATGTGGCAATGCCTAAAGATTGGGACATTGACCGAGATAAATTATCAGGCGATATTTTACAATCAGTAATTCAAAACAAAGATTTTCCGTTTTCTCGAACATTCGATATGTTGAACACTTATATGAGAGATCATATAAATTTAGACTATGGTTTTACTTTAGTTAACAAAGAAACGTGGGGTAACATCTATAAACCTAGCGAGACTACAATTCCTTTATTAAATATAGACCCAGTAGATTTACGTAACTCACCAGATTACACATTACTCTATGGTGTAAAAGTCAAAGATTGTATGGTTCGAATACATTATGAAGATAATAGACGTAAAGGTAGATCTTGGGATATACCACTTAAAAATAATATGTTTATTATGTTTCCATCAACTAATATGTATTACTTAACTAACAATCAAAAAGATTCATTAAACTTTGTTCAAACAATAACTTATGAATATATCTAATTACTATTGGTATTTTAGTGGTGTGTTAACACCTAAATTTTGTGATGATGTTATAGAGTATGCTAAATCACAAAAAGAAGTTATGGCTAGAACTGGTGGATATGACAAAGAAAAATTAAATAAAGAAGAAGTTTTAAATATGCAAAGAAAAAGAAAATCAGATTTAGTATGGCTTAATGATACTTGGATCTATAAAGAATTACATCCATATGTACACGAAGCTAATAGAAATGCAGGTTGGAACTTTGATTGGGAAAGATCTGAATCTTGTCAATTTACAAAATATAAATTAAATCAATACTACGATTGGCATTGTGATAGTTGGGATAAACCTTATGAAAAAGAAGGACCCGACAATGGTAAAATTAGAAAACTATCTATGACTTGTCAGTTAACAGATGGTTCAGAATACAAAGGTGGTGAATTAGAATTTGATTTTAGAAACTATGATCCACATATGCGAGACGAATCAAAACACAGAATACAATGTAAAGAGATATTACCAAAAGGATCTATTATTGTATTTCCTAGTTTTGTGTGGCATAGAGTTAAACCAGTAACATCAGGCACAAGATATAGTCTTGTGGTATGGCATTTAGGGAGGCCTTTTAAATAATGTTTATAAATAGTTATTTTCCAACTGTAATATGGAGTGAAGAAAAACCAGAGTTTGTTAAATCGTTAAACAAAGCAAGTAACAAATATGTTAAAGATGCGAGAACAAGAGAAAAAGAATTTATAAAAAAGAATGGTGACTTTGGAAGATCATATCATTCAACACCACTTACAGCTGACAATGATTTTTTAGATTTTAGAAATTACATTGGTCAAAAGTCTTGGGAGTATTTAGATCACCAAGGTTATGATATGCAACAATACACAACTATGTTTAGTGAAATGTGGGTACAAGAGTTTGCTAAAAAAGGTGGTGGACATCATTCAGCACACATTCATTGGAATCAACACGTATCAGGTTTTTACTTTTTAAAGTGTAGTGATAAAACTTCTTACCCTGTATTTCACGAACCGAAGACTGGTGCAAGATGTACAAAGTTAAAAATGAAACCAGACTTAAAAGGTGTATGGGCAGGTCACGAACAATTTCACCTTAAACCAAAACCAGGTACATTAATTATATTTCCAGGTTATTTAGAACACGAATATGCAGTGGACTTTGGTATTGAACCATTTAGATTTATACATTGGAATATACAGGCAGTGCCAAAAGAAATGGCTAAAGATGTCGTTTAAAAAAAATAAATATACAGTTATTAGAAAAGCAATATCAAAAGATTTAGCTGCATTTATTGCAAACTATTTTTGTATGCAAAAGCAAGTATACGATACTTGTAAGGCTGCTAGATACTTTTCACCATTTGAAAACATACTAGGGACTTATGATGATGAACAAATACCTAATACTTATTCTCAATATGCAAACATGGCTATGGAGACATTACTATTAAAATGTCAACCTGATATGGAAAAAGCAACAGGATTAAAATTATATCCTGCTTATACTTATGCAAGAATTTATAAAAAAGGTGATGAACTTAAAAGACATAAAGATAGGTTTAGTTGTGAGATATCTACAACTATGAATCTTGCTGGTGATGACTGGCCAATATACCTTGAGCCATCTGGAGAAGTAGGTAAAAAAGGAATTAAAGTAGATTTAAAACAAGGCGATATGCTGGTTTATTCTGGCTGTGAGTTAGAACATTGGAGAGAAAAATTTAAAGGCAAAGAATGCGTGCAAGTATTCTTACATTATAATAATCGTAAAACCCCAGGATCAAAAGATAATATGTTTGATAAACGTCCGCATTTAGGACTTCCTTCTTGGTTTAAACGATGATATATTCTTAAATGGAGGCAGGGCACCACCACATACCCCCTGCTTCCTTTTAAGGATATATTATGAGTTTAGGATTTGACGCAATATCGGCATTACCATTTGCTACTTCACAAGTAGCTGGCGATGTACAAGTAAGTGTAATAAAAAATACACTTACCATTAGTATCGGTAATCCTGCTATTACAGCAGATTCTATTACAGAAATTCCTGATCCAAATAGACTTACATTAGGTCTTGGTACACTAACCATTACAGCAGACGCTAACGTATCTCCTACTGGTAGTCAGGTTATCCTAAATACAGGAACCGCTGATGCTTCTACAAGTATCGATATTACTCCTAGTGATAACCAATTGACCTTATCAACGGGAAGTGTTACAATAACTGCTGACGCAAATATAGATCCAACTAAAGTAGAATTGTCTTTAGATACGGGTGAAGTAGCGGCAATAACATGGAGTGCAATTGTTCCAGGTGTAACAATGGTCTGGACACCAATAGATACAAATTAATATGGCATCAACATTTTCATCAGATTTAAAATTAGAAATTATTACAACCGGCGAAAAAGCTGGTCAATGGGGCGGAATTACAAATACAAATTTACAGATCTTGGAACAAGGATCATCTGGAGTAGAAGATATCGATCTAGCTTCAGGTAGTGTTACTTTATTATTAACAGATGGTGCAACATCAAATGGTAAAAATGCATATTTAAGATTATATGGAACTTTAGGTGGAGATAGAACTTTAACAATGCCAAGTGGTTCTGGTGTTACTAGAGTTTGGATTATCAAAGACGATACCGTTAGAGGAACATCAAATAGAACTTTGAGTGTATTAACAGCAAGTGGAACTGCACAACCAATACCTCCAGGATCAACTGTTCTTTGTAAATCAAATGGTACAGAAACAGTTACGTCTATTATTGAAAAAGGTTATGCTACAATAACTGATTCTAATAGTCCATACGCTGCAGTAGCTGGCGCGCAAATTTTTGCAAATACAACAGCCAACCCAATAGAAATAGATCTACCTTCTTCTCCAGCAGTTGGAGATGAAGTTACTGTAATTGATACTAGAGGAACTTTCAATTCTAACAATTTAACTTTTGATAGAAACGGACAACCAATTAATTCAGGAACTTCAAATCTAGTATTAACCGTAAACGGTCAAGCAGTAACATTGGTATATGTAGATTCGACAAGAGGTTGGGCATATAAAACGAACACGGCATAAGGAGCACGGACCATGGCTCTGACTTCCATAAAATTTTTACCTGGAATCGACAAACAAGATACATCTGTCGGTGCGGCAGGTAGATGGGTAGATTCAGATAACGTAAGATTTAGATATGGCTTACCAGAAAAAGTAGGTGGTTGGAATTCTTTATTGAGTGATACTATATGTGGTGTAGCTAGAAAACAACATGCATTCGTAGATCTTGACGGTAATAGGTACGTGGCTATTGGAACAGATAAATTTTTACTTATTTATTTTGAAGGAGCTCTTTTTGATATTACACCTTTTAAAAGTAATAACGCTGGAGCACAAACTCAATTTACAGGCTCCACTATAACTACAAGCACAACTAGAGGCACAGCTGTTACAATTACTACATCAACTAATCATGGTTTAGAAATAGGAGATATTGTTGAATTAGATTCAGTAACAATGCCAACAGGTTCTAGTATTGCTGCATCAACTTTTGAAGATAAACTTTGTCAAGTAATAACAGTTCCAAGTTCTACAACATTTACAGTTACATCACCATCAGCAGAAGCAAACGGTGGTGGATCAGATTTAACTTCAGGAAGTTCTTGTACTGTTAATCCTTATGAAACTGTAGGACCATCTGCACAATCTTATGGTTATGGTTTTGGTATTGGAAACTATGGAGGTAATGTTACAGGATCACAAAGCACAGAATTAGATGGATCACTAAACGCTGACACAGCAGGTACAGGTGGAGCCGGTACAGCAGTAACCGTAGATAGTACAACAGGATTTCCTTCTGCAGGAACAATCGCTGTTGGAACTTTACCAAGTGCAGAATTAATTACATACACATCAACAAACTCTACACAATTTTTGGGAATTACTAGAGGTGCAAAAGGAACAGCAACAGCTGGAACTTCTAATGGACAAGCTCACTCTACTAATACAACAGTTCAAAATGCAACAGATTGGGGTAACTGGGGTGATGCAGTTGTAGCATCAACAGTATCTCTTGAACCAGGACTTTGG